TTTCACTATAGATTCCACCGCTAGTGATTCGCTTTACACCCTTGTCGCCGTCGTCGTCAGTGTCTTATGTCTGTTCACTCCTTTCCCGCTTATGGCAGTAGTACCTGTATGCTACCTCATAGCAGTCGTAGTGGTAGACCTTATCGGTTCACTCCGTTATAAAGTGGAGAATGTTGTCTTTCAACAAGTTACGGCAATTACGCCTTCCTTCTTTGAAGCACTTTTTTCCCCTATAACTGACCGATTTACACTCATGACGAACACCGTTGATACTTGGTCGAGAAAGTATCTTTCAAGAGTCGTGATAGCCACCAGTTCAGCCTTGACTTTGTATTTGCTGTATTACTTTTATAAAATGCGAAAAGCATCTAAGAAAAAAGCGAATGCCATCGTCAAGCAGGCCAACAACAGTGATCTTTCTGGAATGTTAGGTTACATGTCAAGTGCTGGCATAGAACTGGCTCAGGCTATCATGGCACTTAGTGCTATCGTGTCCTTAATTGGTGCATTGGATGTGACTAGATCTATGTCAAAATACCTTGTTTATGCGCGTGTCCTTGATTTAACAAAGTTAATCGATACCGCCAAGGTTTATGACGCTGATAAGAGAAGTATCCATTGGTCCGAGAAACAAAGACGTAAGTTGGTTATCCAACTGGCCGTACTACTCCTTGCCCTTGCATGCGTTTACATGCTTGTCCAAAGAGCAAATACCAAGGCCAGACATGCCGACCAAGTTTTTCGGGATCATGGTTATATCTTAGGAGTTCACACTGTCCCCATTAAGGAGTTCGAATGGCTGACTGCCAAATGTTCGCAACCTTACCTTAAAAAACCTAGAGACTTCAAATTTGGACCTCACAGACAAACTCGTAAAGAGTCTGTTGAGAAACCATCTGAGATCGTTCTGCCAACAGCACAGGTCAGTATGCTACCACTCGCCCAAGAACCCGAGCAAAAGCAGGAGCATGAAGAATTTAACTTCACTTGCCCGCGTTGCAAAGGAACTATGGAACAAGAGGAAGAGTGGTTTACTTGCCAATTCTGTGCCGCCACTTATGAATTACATAAGGAAGGAAGAAATCCTCAGAATAAGACTAGGAATGACAAGAGAAAAGGTAAACAACGCCGTCTGCGTGGGATGCGACATATGAAAGTCGGCTCTGGTGCCAACAAAAAGAAACAACACATCCGCGTGCGGTTTGTTGTCTCAGGAGTTGATATTTTGAAAGATAAGCATTTAGACGATACCGTTAAGGTGGTGCGCCATGGTAGCAGTGAATTATTTGACGTGACTGTACGCCAAATCCTCGCTGACCCAGGTCGCTTCCTCGACGAGTATTCGTTGTATTTGTACGACCGCAACGGAGGTCAAGAATATGCATTCGATAAGTCTGATTTCTATTACGTTGATGACGGCAAAGATGTGGAGCTGAATGACGAGGAACTGGATCAACTCATCCAGGACCGTGATAACGCTGAGTTCGAAGATGTCTATGAAGATGATCGTGATTATGACAGTGAAGCAAAAGGAAAGAAGGGAAAACCTAATCCTGCAGTAGCTGCTAATAAACGAAATGTCGACAACAAAGGGCAGATAAAACCCAGACACAAACGTTACTTGTCCCCTCGTACACTCACCAAAACAATTGCTGAACGTAAGGAACAAATCCAACAGCACCCGCCTCGTGACAAAACACCTAAAGTTTTAAAAAACTTGGTGAAAGAACCTGTTACGAAAGAGGCGCGTTCCTTGTTGGATTCCGTTAAGAAACAGGCTGCGATCACTGATGTTGGTGCACTAGCCAAGTCTTCTGGTAGAATTTTGCAGGGTGATGAATTAATCGCCAATTGCATTTACTTCTTCTATGAAAATCAAGGCTGGATCTGGTGCCCCTCGCTCAAGTCGCACGTCCCTGGTGTTGATCTCAACACCGGATGTATCGAATTCAATGATTGTACCCTTCATTATGACCCAAACACCGTCGACTGGTTGGTCAATGCTGAACTTGATTTCGCTTTAGCCAGATGTCCACACAATTTCTCACCCGCCAAAACTAAAAAGGAGCGTCTTGTTTTACCCAAACAGAACCCTCAAAGTGGCGATCAGGTTATTGTGTCGAGCTGGCGCGAATCACCCACTGACAAAACAATCGTACTGTCGATGACTACAGGTCGTGTGAAG